GAGTAAAAACCCATTCTTTAAATCTGATTATGCCGATTTAACGTCTGTAATTAAGGCAATTAAAGAGCCTTTTGCAAACAATGGGCTTTCTTACACGCAATTCCCAACTAATGACGAGGGTAGAATAGGCGTAGTAACTATGCTAATGCATGAATCTGGTGAATATTTAGAGCATTCTTATACGCTACCCACTACTAAAGCTGATCCACAATCGGCAGGAAGCGCAATAACGTACGCAAGACGGTACGCTTTGCAGTCTATTGCAGGGATTCCAACGGCAGATGATGATGCTGAGTCGGCAATGATACGCAATAATCAGAGCAAAACCGCTGTAGTGTCAGAAAATCAGGCCGCAGAGATCAAAGCGTTACTAGCAGAGCATGGTGTAGATGTTAAAGTCTTTTTGCAACACTTCAAAACTAGCTCAGTCGATGAAATGTTGGCTATACACTACTCTAAAGCAGTCAGTGCGCTAAAAGCAAAGGCTGACAAGTGATTATCTTAAACCATGAGCAGGGGAGTGACGAGTGGTTTGCAAGTCGGTTGGGCCGTCCCAGTGCCTCCATGTTCTCTAAGCTCATAACTTCGGCAGGAAAGCCCAGTGCTAGTGCTGATAAATACATAAACGAGCTAATAGCTGAAAGATTAAATGGTGTGCGCGTCCCTGTTTACGTCAATGAGCATATGGAAAGGGGAACAAGGCTAGAACCAGAAGCTAGAGAGCATTACGAGTTTATAACTGAGCAAAAAGTAACCGAATATGGATTTATTTTAGATGATTCTGAGGAGTTTGGGTGTTCACCTGACGGTTTAGTGGGTGAAGAGGGCGGTTTAGAGATAAAATGTCCGGCTGATTCGACAATGATAGGCTATCATCGCAACAATAAGTCTTTTGTCACCGCTTACTGGCAACAAGTCATGGGCTGTATGATGATTACTGGAGCAAAATGGTGGGATTTAATGGCGTACTCTGACAAAAAGCCCCATCACCTACTTATCAGGGTGGAGCGTGACGAGGAGTATATTGAAAAACTAGCGGCTGAAATAGACAAAGCTGTTACAATTATTATTAACGAAACGGAGAAATTAGCATGAAAATAGGTTTATCAGTCCGAATTGACGTTACAAAGATCGACAAAGCTCGCCTGTATGCAGGGGCAAAAGGTACTTACCTTGATCTAACCACTTTCGTAGACACAGAACAGCAAGATCAATACGAAAACAACGGTTTTATTAGCCAAAGCGTAGACAAAGAGGAGCGAGAAGCAAAAGTCCAGACTCCAATTCTAGGCAATGTTAAGGTGTTCTTCAACGATGCGGCGCAATCTGCACCACAATCTGCACCACAAAACCAAGCTGTTATAGACGAAGACATCCCTTTTAGTTGACCCCATTCTAGTTAATGCGTATACTAAGTTTTTACGCATAGGGTGGGGATATGAAATTATCTAAAGAGTGCTTTAGGTGCGGAGAGACTAAACCTCTCTCTGCATTTTACAAGCATAAACAAATGAAAGATGGGCATGTAAACAAGTGTAAAACATGCAATTTGGTTGACGTTTCAGAGCATAGGTTAGCAAACCTTGAGAAAATCAGGGAATATGATCGTGAAAGAGGTGCTAGAACAAGGTCAGGATACCAAAAAGAGTATAGAGCAAAGTTTCCAAACAAATATAAAGCGCATAGACTTGTAAGAAATGCTATTAAATCAGGAAAATTACACAAAGAACCCTGCGTTGTTTGCGGAACTATAGAAAACATTGTTGGGCATCATAATGATTATTTAAAGCCTTTGAATGTTGTTTGGATGTGCCAAGCTCACCATAAGCAATGGCATGTTAAGAATGGTGAAGGATTGAATGGTTAAACCGTTTTAAAAATTGCCTTTAGCAAGCAATGGCTGTACCAATCTCACCATGTTGCGCGTGTGGTGGCCGAAACGCGCTATTAATTAAACAAGGAGAGTGATATGAGCATTAATGACGCTACACCCCAAGATTGGGACAGACTTAAAAAAGAACACCCTGCTATTGAAATAGACGGTAAAATGCAAGAAGCGCACGACTCTATTGATAATGTTAGCGATGGAAGTACGGCAAGCTATTATGAATTGCCTGATAACGCTAGTGAACTACAACACTTGATCTCTTATAAGCATATGAATTCTCAAATGGGGGAAATATTTCGATCATGCTACCGATACGGTTCGGCCTCACATAGTGACCAGTTAAGGGATGCAAAGAAAATCAAGTTTTACATAGAAGCTGAAATTGAGCGACTAGAAACGTGGAGTAAATAACTTTTTGGTATATGGCTTATAGATAAAAGTCATTACAAAAGGGCTTAACAGGCAGGTATAATGCGGCTTCACACACTAAGGAGGTCGCAAATGGTAACTTGCTATATATTTTTAGCAGTTTTTGGTTTAATGGTAATTGCTAAGGATGATTTAAGAATGTAACGGAGTTAATATGCACATTAATCCTGAAATGTTGTTGTCATATTGTGATACTGAAAAGCAAACAAGGAATGTTAAAGCCTTAATTGAGCATGGAACTATTAAAGGCGCGGCTAGGGCTTTGAATATCGACCCGTCTACCTTGCGCGAATCTTTTAAGAAACTAGAAAATAAAGCCTCATTAAATGCGGTCGCTCCACATAGGGACGTTGACCACCAAACGATGGAAGGTTTCAGTGCCAAGTTCGTTACTAGTCGCTATGATAAAGACGGCAACCTAGCAGGGCAGTATGTAAGGCAGGAAAGGGACAAAGATAGCGCGTTAGAGGAGCGGCTACAGGACTTTACCAACGGCCTGATTGATAGCGTAAAGAATGTTTATCAGCCTGTCACCGCACCAATGACAAGTATTCAAGATCGTCTAAATGTTTACGCCATAGGCGACCACCACCTAGGCATGTACAGTTACAAAACTGAAACAGGCCATAACTATGATGTGAACATAGCAGAGAACCTATTAGAACAGAGTTTTGAATCCCTGATTAAAAGATCGCCCAATGCTGAGTCTGGATTGTTTTTGAATATGGGTGATTTTTTGCATACCGATTCTGTTTCTGGACTCACGACCGCAGGAACGCCACAAGATACCGATGGCAGGTATGGCAGGACTATCGAGCATGCGGCTAAACTCATGCATAGAATGATAACGCGACTACTTGAAAAGCACGCCCATGTTTACGTGATAAACGTGCAGGGTAATCATGATAAAAACGCTTCCCTGTTTATGAATCAAATTATGACGGCTTACTTTCACAATGAGCCACGAATAACTGTTCTCTGTAACCAAAAGAAATTCATCCCGTTCGTATGGGGCAAGACTTTTATACTTACGCATCATGGCGACGGTATCAACGCACAAAAGATGTACGAAGTAGCGACTAGGGATTACCGCAAAGAATGGGGCGAATGTCCGTTTGTCTATGGTTACACTGCACACTTGCATCATAAGACGGTAGAAGAGCGTGGCGGCATGATTATGGAGCAATGGGGCGTATTATGTGCCACGGATGCTTACCATGCCGGAAAGGGCTACGGAGCAGGGCGAACAATGACATGCGTAACGCATCATAAGGAATATGGGGAGTTAGAACGGCAAACCTTCAAGGCTGAAATGGCAGGATACTAACAGGAAAGTAACAGGCATAAAAAAGCCCCAGTGATTGGGGCAAATGGCAGGGATTTAGAATTGATACTCGTCTAATATCTTTTCGGGTGGCTCCCAACGCACCGGAATAACTACCCTTTTGCTTTGCATTTTTTTGCGATGATATTCCCTTTTTTCTGGGCTTAGTTTGTATTTAACAACCTTTTCACCTTTGCACTTTCTACAGTTTACCGTTTCCATGTGAATGCTTAACATTTTGCGATGGGTAACAGTGCCAGCGCCTAAACAGTCGGGGCATGTTTCTGTATACATTACAACGCCCCCAAAAAGTGAACCATAACGCAAACCGCCAAACCACACGTAAATGCCATGAATTTATCCATGTCTCGGTTTTTCCGTTGCTCTTTCTCAAATTGCTTTTGTGCTAGGTATCTGGCCGCTCGATTCTCTGCGGCTATTCTGCTGTTTGTAATTCTCACTGTGTCACCTCATTGTTGTTTACAAATTTAATATCAACGCACCGCTGATAGTCATCTTTTGGGTACTGGCCCATATTGAACGTTTCACCGACAAAATAGTCTGTACAACTTTGCTTTGATGATTGGGCGCTGACAGATGTTATGTAGTTATATTTGGGGTCATTAAACATGACTTGAACGCTGTTCATAGTGTCACCTCACTAGCTACATGGTAGCAATAAGGTGTTGCAGGGGCGCATTTTATTTTAACGAATCGCTCAGTTGTTCCTACATTGTCGCCACCAATAATCATCGGGGCGTATAATCGAACTATGCCGCTGTCTTTATCCTGCCAATCTGTTTTGAAGCTAGACATTGTTTGACCAAAAAAGCTCAATGTGTCGCGGCTAAAGAAATATGTACCCAGTACGCCTGACTGTTTGATCTGTGTGATTGTTGGTTTTTGCATCTCTGTTACTCCTAGTTTTATTATTGGGTCTTACTACGCCCGAAGGCGTTTCATCTACTCCCCAGTAGAATCATCAGGTAAGTTAAAGCGTGGCGTTGGCGTACATATCCATTTTCATCCCCTTCACTGCCTGAGCATAACCAGTGTGAGGTATGCCGTATTCCTCTGTTAATGTAATTATTGCTTTAAATTCGTTCGCCATATAGTAACAAAAAGTAGCTGTATCACACTCGCCTGTATACATTATCACTGACGCGTCTATGGTGTTGATAAGGGTGGCTATTGCTTGGCCTGTTTCAGGGTGTAATTTAATCATGGTTATACTCTCTCTATTGGTTATAGTTGGTTTAATTCGTTTTATTCTGTGTATCCTGCCGCCTTAAATTGCTCAGCTTGATTAGTGTGGCTGGCGACTACATTGTCAAACTCTTCCTGTGTGATCTCTGCGTGCCGCAATGCACCCTCAGCAATAGCAATTCTTTTTAGTCCGTAAGCTAACCACCAAGCTAGGTCTAAAGCTGTCGCTGTGCCGCAATCTAGATTATATGTAGTCATGTGTATGTACCTATATGTGTATGAATAAGTAGCTACAATAAGGCCTACTTAACGTTATGTCAATACTGAATGTTCATTAAAACTTAGATTAATATAACTAAATGGCATATAAAGGGCTAAATAAGGTATAATTGGTCAAATAATGAGCAGATTGGTTAAAAAATGATCAATTGAATCAATGGGGTATGAATTAAGAAACTAGAGGATTACATAATATGGCTAGACCCAAGGGAGCATTAGGCAAGAACAAGGCATTCTTACTGAATAGACTGCAGTCAATGTACGGCAAAGACTTCGATCCGGTGATGAAGATGGCAGAGCAAGCCGCAACACTAGACCAGTTAGCATTAGAAGAGCCTAGCGTCACGAATCAGAAGGAATCTATCCACGCATGGGGTAAGATCGCAGAGTTCGTTACACCCAAGCTAAAGGCCACAGAGATCACTACAGGGGACAACGGACTGACAGTAAGCATACAGCGCAAGAAGTACGATGGATCGGCTAGTGATACTAAAGAGTAGCTACTCCTGTGTGTAACCTGTGGATAAACCTGTGTGTAATGTGTGTGTAAGCAGGTACCCCCCTCCGAAGGCGCGAGTTATGTATGTATATATGTCCCTCACGAAAAAAAATTAAATGATTTTACAGTTACCTGACCCTAAGCAAGCCATTAGAGATGCCGTAGAAGCTCATATAAGCGCGTCTAAGGACTTTATTCTTATTTCTGTGGCCGATGTAGGGGTAGAGATAGGAAGTACGCTTACAAGTGAACAGGAGGTGTTTTACTTAGAATTAGCAAAAACACTTGTAATTAAAGATTGGTTAGGAGATGATTAATTTATGATTAGTTTAAATACAGACGAAGTAGTAAGTGATTCCGATTACGAGTTAATTGAAGCCTTTTGTTTAGCTTTGATTGATAAAGATTCTTATTCGATGAATGAGGTCTTGTATCTTGTTAACGAAAAGATGTCTAAAAATTGTTCTTGTTTAGAAGAGGATTGTGTTTGTGGCAGATGGTAAAAATAAAGGTTTGCTTCATAAGTTAGACAAAAAGACTCGTGATAGGCATTTTCCTGAACACAATGGCGGTAAGGGCGATCATAATAGAACCAGTACTAAAGAATCAAGGAAATTATACAGGTCTAATCACGAGACTATTGATTGGTCTTACACTGGTAAATCATTTATTAAATCAGGTAATTAAATGCAGATTGAATACAACTTAATGGCTCAAGGCCAAGTTCTTCAAGATTTTAACGATTGCCGAGAAAGAAACTCTTTTATAATGGGGCCTCTAGGTTCTGGCAAGACTGTTCAATGTATTCTAAAATTATTTGATTTGATGTGTGAGCAAGAGCCTGTCCAAGACAAGCAACATAAGAACTATGGTGTACGCTTATCTCGTATCATTGCCGCACGTAACACTTATTCCGAACTGTTCTCTACTACGATTAAAGATTGGCTAGAGATACATGGAGAATTAGGTGACTTCAAACAAGGTAACAAAGAGCCTCCTACCCACTTTATCCGCTTTAAACTAGAAGATGGTACTAGGGTAGAGTGTGACATTGTATTCATTGCCTTTGACCGCCCTGAACACGTTAAGAAAGCGCGTGGTATCCAGACTACATGGGTATGGTTAAACGAGACTAAAGAGCATTCTAA